TAAAATCATGGGTTAATGTTTACCGAAAAGGAGAAAAGGTAGATTGGCATAATCACTGGCCAGCAGACAAAAAAGTATGGCATGGTTTTTATTGTGTCCAAGTTGGTGATAGTCACACTGATTATAGAATTCCAAACGTGCCACATATAACACGAGTAGTAAGTAAAGAAGGTTTGTTAGTTGTGGGTAAAAGCGAAGATGATCAACACAGAAGCTCACCTTGGAATGAAAGCAAAAGACCTAGAATAACTATAGCTTTTGATATAGTACCTATTGATTCTATAGATAATAAATTAAATCCTAACCACTTTATACCATTTACATTATGATAAAAGCATGTCCATTTGTACCCTATGATGATCTTTTAATAATAGATTATTTAAAAGCATACACAGATAAAAACTCTTGTTGTTCTCAATACCCTAAATGTACTCATCCAAAACTACAATCAGACGCGTATGTTTTTAAAGACAATAATAAAACAGTTCAATACTTAAAAGAAAAGTATTTTAAATTTTTAGAAGATTTGTTTGGTCCACAAAAAGTAGAACTATCTAAAGCGTGGGTGTTGCATGTAAGAGCGGGGGAGACAACTCCAGCTATTTGGCATAGACATTCTGAGGATCAGTATAAAAATAAAATTCAAGTCTCAGGTATTTGTTATCTTACACCTACCATTTTAGGAACTGAGTTTGACTCAACGTATTGCACGTTACAGATAAAACCTATGGCTTATACCTGGTATCTGTGGGACTCTAACAATTTACATAGACCTATAGAAGGGGTGCAGAAAACAGATCGTTTAATATTAGCAACTCAAACTGTTTTAGGTTAATGAAAAAATTTTATTTTCTATGTAGTCTTCCTAGAGCCGGTAATACTTTGTTTGCTTCTTTAATGAATCAGAACAGAAATGTACTAGTCTCTCCATATAGTGTAGTACCTAATTTAATTAAACCTATACTAGATATAAAAAACCATAGAAATTTTTTATCTTTTCCAGACCATAGTTTAGTAGACAATGTTCTAAATAACTTGTTAGATAATTGTTATACAAGTTGGAATGCTAACCGCATCATAGATCGGGGACCATGGGGACACCCAGACTGTCTTCCATACTTAAAGAATATAGTACCAGACGCAAAATTTATTATTCTTTACAGACCTATTTTAGAAGTTCTAGCTTCTGTTGTTGCATTAGATAAACCAGAAGATCCTGTATCTTATTGTGATCATTTAATGACCGGTAGTTTTGTATCCGATGGGTATCAATCTATTAGAAATTTAGTACAACAAAAAGAAAAATACATAGTTGTACAGTATAACGACCTAATTAAAGATCCTGTAAATACAGTTAAAACTGTGTGTAATTTTCTTGATATAGATTATGAGACACTTAAGCTCAAATCTTTAGACCAGTATAGCGTTAATGGAATATCTTATGATGATACCTTTTTTAAAGGCCCTTATCATGATATAAGGACTGACAGTATTAAAAAAAATAAAAGGGATATTGACGAATGGTTGCCCTCAGAGGTAGTGAAACGCTACTCTGCCTGGGATTTATCTTTTGATTGATAAACCTGATTCTTAATAGTATAAGGATTTATGCTACAGAAACTAGGATTTTTACCAGGATTTAATAAACAAGTCACCGAAACTGGGGCCGAAGGGCAATGGTTTGATGGTGATAATGTACGTTTTAGATATGGCACACCTGAAAAAATAGGTGGTTGGTCTCAATTAGGAGATGATAAATTAACCGGTGCAGCTAGAGCATTGCATCATTTTGACAATAACTCCGGTATTAAATATGCTGCTATAGGAACAAATAGAATTTTATATGTTTATTCTGGGGGTCGGTTTTATGACATACACCCTATTAGAACGACAATCAGTGCGGTTAATTTTACAAGTCAAACTGGTTCACCAACAGTAACCGTAACTTTTTCAACACCTCATCTTTTGCAAGATGATGACATAGTTTTATTTAATAATGTAACCGGTATTACGGGATCGGGATCTGCATTTGCAAACGGTAACTTTGAAGATATTAAATACATGGTAACTGCTGCACCATCAGCTAATACAATTGAAATAACTATGGGCGGTAATGAAGGTGCTAGTCCTATGACAAATACAGGAAGCGCCGACGCTTTATTATATTACCATGTTGGACCAGCTAAACAGGTAGGAGGTTTTGGTTGGGGTACAGGACAATGGGCAGGAACAGTCTCAGGTCCAGCTACAACTACCTTGGCTACAACGATAAACTCTTCTACGACAACTATAGTTTTAACCGACTCTACACAATTTCCTGGATCAGGAGAAATAAGAATCGGTACCGAAGATATATCTTACACAAACAACGATACTGCTACAGGAACATTGAGCGGCGGAGGTAGGGGTGTCAATGGTACAGGACCAGGTGTAGGACACACTGCGGGCGACGCTATAACAAACATTTCTAGTTTTGTTGCATGGGGTGAATCTTCTTCAGACGACGTAACACTAGATCCTGGTTTATGGGTTTTAGATAACTTTGGAACAAAATTAATTGCTTTAATTTATAATGGAGAATGTTTTGAATGGGACTCTTCACCTACTAACGCAACAGACATTAGAGCAACAATAATACCAAATGCGCCTACCGCATCACGTCATGTTTTGGTATCAACACCGGACAGACACTTAGTATTTTTTGGAACAGAAACTCAGGTTGGAGCGGAAACTACTCAAGACGATATGTTTATTAGATTTTCTGATCAAGAAAATATTTCTGGTTCAACAGCATACACAGTAACTGCAACCAATACGGCAGGTACTCAAAGACTTGCAGATGGCTCTATGATTATGGGGGCTATTAGAGGTAGGGACGCAATCTATGTTTGGACTGATACAGCTTTGTTTCTCATGAGATTCGTAGGTCAACCATTTACTTTTGCATTTGAACAAGTAGGTACCAACTGTGGTTTACTTGGTAAGAATGCATGTGTAGAAGTTGATGGCACAGCTTATTGGATGTCAGAAAACGGATTCTTTTCTTACGATGGTCAATTAAAATCTTTACCTTGTCTCGTAGAAGATTTTGTTTACGACGATATTAATACTACAGCTAGAGATGTAACTAATGCAGGATTAAATAATTTGTTTGGTGAGGTAACATGGTTCTATTGTAGTGATGGATCTGATGTAGCTGATCGATCAGTAACTTATAACTATTTAGATTCAACAAATAAAAGACCTATCTGGACAACAGGATCTTTAGCTAGAGCTGCATGGTCAGACTCTGCTGTTTTTGGTAGACCACATGCAACATTCTATGATCCAACAAGTAACGCGTCTTATGACGTAGCAGGAAATGTTGACGGATGTAGTACATACTTTGAACACGAAACAGGGACCGATCAAGTATTAGCTGGAGGAGCTACAACAGCTATTATAGGAACTATAACATCAGGAGATTTTGACATTACACAAAGACGAAGCAACACAGGGCAGGCAATAGGTACTCCCGATTTAAGAGGTGATGGTGAATACATAATGAAAATACGTAGATTTTTACCAGATTTTATTTCACAAGTAGGGACTACAACAATAGATTTTACAACAAGAGACTTTCCAAATAGTTCTTCTAAAACACAGACCTTTACAACTACGTCAGCAACAACTAAAGTAGATACTAGAGTCCGTGCAAGATCTATAGCGATGACTGTAAAGAACACAGCTACATCTCAAGATTGGAAATTGGGTACGTTTAGATTAGATATACAACCGGACGGGAGAAGATAATGGCTACTGACCAAGAGATACGAGAAGCAGGGTATAAATATATTCCATTACAAAAATATTTATTAAATCCTTTTGAAATTCCTACAGTTGAGGAAACTGATGTTGTTAATGAAGGCATAGTAAATACGGATGCTTTTAATAATGATAAAAACTTTAGCGTTTACAATGCAGATCCAAATAAAATAGTAAACATGAATCCTAACACCTACGCTTTACAAGACGCAAGAAAGAAAAATGAATTATCTTATGTTGGAAAAACTTTACCTGGCGATACAAGCCCTCTTTACAGCACTAAAACTGCAGCAATGAAACACATGGGAATGTATCCAGAATATTATGGATTAGATAAACCACCTCCATCAAAAATAGAAGAACTCCTTGCAAAAGGAATTGGTTTTATACCCGGCATAGGCACACTAACAAGATTTGCAAATTTTGCATCTGGTATGTTGCCTGTAAACAGAAGATCAATAATGGAAAATCAATTAGGTATGGGGGGTGTTATGGTTAATGATATTGGTCAAATTGTAGTTGGACCAGGTGGTAGTTATAATACACCTGAAGGAATTATGGCTGGATATAATCCATATCATATGACTGATGAAACTTTTACTAATAGACAAGCAAAAATAGGAGAAACATTACAAGAAAAATATGGTTTAACTCAACAACAAGTAGATGGTTTAATTAGTGGAGAGTTAACTGAAGAAGATTTTACAGGTAAACAATATAATTTAAAAGGAACAAATAAACAAACTAATTTAATTACAAATTTAATAAACATAGAAAAAGCTAGAAAAAATTTTGAAGATGTTAATAAAAAAACAGATACAATTTTTGATATTAAGACAGATACTAAAGATAATAACCAAGGTGGTGGTGGTAGCACATACATTGGCGGAGGAGCATCTCTTCAAGATGCTGGTGGTACATACGATGGTGGCTATCATGGTGCTGAAGGTGGGTTTGAAAATACTGGTAGTAATCAAAATGTAGGCGGTGGAGCTAGTTATGATAATGCTGCTGAAACTGGAGCTAAAGATGGTTTTGGTTATGGTTTAAAATACGGAGGACTAGTAAGTATTTTATAATGGCAAAAATTGTACAATCATTAACTAGAGCAAGTAGAGAATACGAAGAAAAAACATTTCAATCTTTAGTTAGAGATTTAGATGGTGTAATAACAAAATTAAACTCATCATTTCAAGATGAGTTAAAACAAGAAATAGAAGCAAGAAGTTTCTTTTTGGATTCATAATGGCTATAGTAAATCAATTTAAATTTTATGGTGTAAATCTAGCTACGGTTACAGAAACAGCTATGTTTGGAACTGATTCAGCTGGTGATCAATTACCTACGATCAATCAAACATACATAATTAAATCTTTAAGAGTAACTAATAATACGGGTAATACTCCCACTATTACTATTAAGAATAATACTTTTAATATTGTAAATACCCAGACTCTAGCTGCAAATAGTAGTACAGAGATACTGACACTACCTCTTATAATAGAAGGTAGCAAAGCTTTAAAAATAACAATGAGTTCTACAGACTCTGTAACAATAGGTATTAGTTATATGAACATTAATAAGGAGAAAATAGACTAATGAAAACTACAATTATAAACGGTCAGGAGGTTCCAGTGATAGAGCCTGCTGAAGTTACTACAAAAATTACAAATATAAAAACAGGTGAAGTTTATGCCTCTGAAGATGACTGGAAATCTAAAAATATCCCTGAAAGTGACATAAGAAGAGACGTCAACGTAGTCATGCCGAGGCTTGATTTGTTTGGAAAAACAAAGTAAAACGATAAATTAAGGTAAAATTATGGCGATATCTAGAATGCAAGAACCTCAACAAATACAATCAGGAATAGGATCCTTGAAAGATCCTAGACAGAATTATTTCTTAGGTAAACTTGTCAAGAAAGCCACTAGAGGTATTAAAAAAGTTGTTAAAAGTCCTCTAGGTAAGATCGCTTTATTAGGTGCCGGAGCATATGGTTTAGGTGCCCTAGGTGCTGCAGGCAAAGGTAAATTTTTATCACAGTTAGCAGGTGGTGGAATGAAAAACTTTGGCTTAAGCAATATCATGAGTGGTGCAGGTAAATTATTTATGGGTTCTCAAGGAGGAGTCTTTGGCGGAGGCGGTGGTCTTTTTGGAAAGTCTGGTGCCTTTGATCCTAAAAGAGCATTTCTTACTGGAGGTGCATTTGCAACAGCTTTACCATTTATGATGGGTGGAGGCGAAGATGAAGAAGAAGAAGTTATTGACGTTATGGACCCAAGATATCAAGTTCAAAGAGCAAAAAATTATTACAGCGGTGCAGGTGATGCAGGTGCTGGTTTAGATTTTATGCCACAAAAAAGATTTGTAATGAAAAATTTTTATGCTGCTGACGGTGGTCGTGCAGGTTATGCAAACGGTATGAAAGTTGAAGAGGATGACGAAGAAGAATTTATAAGAAGTAGTGCAGGTCAATCTTTTAGACAACGTAAAGCATTTTTAAATATGGGTGGTGGCGCAGGTCAAGCTCAAGCAGAACAAATGCTTATG